TGGAATAAAACTGCCGGTACGCCATTTGATAGAGGACTTAGAAAAATGGTTGGTATGAAAGGTGATGAAGGTTTAGTGTGGGGAGGAATTGGAGCGTTAACTAGAGAGGGTTTTGAAAAACTAGGTTTAGGCGAGCATGAGGCATTAAAAGGATTTAAACCACAAACTGTTTTAAATTATCATCCAGTGCATGGTTACAAAGAAGGTATTAAATCTCTTATTAGAGAAGGTGATAGTCCAATGGAAGATATGTTAGAGTTTATGAAAGAAAATTATCCTGATGATCGTTTACTTCAAGAAGCATTAAGAGAGAATGCAAAGATAAAAGAAAAAGAAGATTGGGAACAAACAGGATGGGGATTAAAGAAAAGGAAGAAAAAAGTAGACATGGGAATATATGATAATTAAAAACCCAACACTTGTTAAAAATATGAAGCATGTTAAATGGAATGCGATACCCCCTTTAAAAGGACCTAATCCACAGGGGTTGATTAAAGTAGCAAAAAAGGATAAGAAGAAACAGGAGAATTTAAATGGCAGAAATCGATAAAGGTCTCCCTAATATTAAACGCCCCGAAGACGAAATTGTTAAAGAAAATTTCGAGGAAGTTGATGTTGCGGAAGAATTAGGAAAAGGACCAGTAGAAATTACAGAAGACGAAGCAGGAGCAACAATTGATTTTGACCCTAGTCAAGTCGACATGCCTGATGAAGGCGATCCTTTCGCCAATCTAAATGATTTACTTCCTGAAGACATTACTGATAAAATTGGAAATCAATTACAAAATGATTACAGAGAATATAAATTTTCCCGTGGAGATTGGGAAAGAGCTTATATTGTTGGTTTAGATCTTTTAGGATTTAAATATGATAATAGAACTCAACCTTTCCAAGGAGCATCCGGTGCCACTCACCCAGTTTTAGCTGAAGCTGTTACTCAGTTTCAAGCACTAGCTTATAAAGAATTATTACCGGCTGATGGACCTGTTAGAACCATGGTCATGGGTGTATCTAACCCGATAAAAGAACAACAGTCGCAAAGAGTTAAAAATTTCATGAACTATCAGTTAATGGATCAAATGAAAGAATATGAACCTGAATTTGATCAAATGTTATTTTATTTACCATTATCAGGTTCTACATTTAAAAAAGTTTATTATGACGATTTACTGGGACGAGCTGTTTCTAAGTTTGTTCCTGCAGATGATCTCGTTGTTCCGTATACGGCTACCTCATTAGACGATGCGGAAGCGGTCATCCACGTGTTAAAAATTTCCGAAAATGATTTGCGTAAGCAACAAGTCGCAGGATTTTATTCAGATATTGAACTCGCTAAACCTCAAGGTACAATTACCAATGAGTTAAAAGAAAAAGAGAGAGAAGTAGAAGGAATTACAAAATCCCAAAGAGTCGAACCTATGTATACAGTTCTAGAATGCCACGTTAATCTAGATCTAGAAGGATTCGAAGATGTTGGTCCCGACGGAGAACCAACCGGAATAAAATTACCTTACATCGTAACAATCGAAGAAGGTAGTCGGAAGGTCCTTTCGATAAGAAGGAACTTCGCGCCCAATGATCCAAAGAAACTTAAAATCCAATATTTTGTCCATTTCAAATTTCTGCCAGGACTAGGATTTTATGGCCTTGGACTCATTCATATGATTGGCGGATTGAGTCGTACTGCAACTGCGGCTCTCCGTCAGTTATTAGATGCTGGTACACTTTCAAATTTACCAGCCGGATTTAAACAGAGAGGTGTCAGAGTAAAAGATGATGCCGCTAACATACAACCTGGAGAATTTAAAGACGTAGATACACCAGGAGGAAATTTAAAAGATGCCTTTGTATTTTTACCATACAAAGAGCCTTCTCAGACTTTATTGCAATTGATGGGAATTGTCGTGCAGGCAGGACAAAGATTCGCGTCCATTGCTGACATGCAGGTCGGGGACGGGAACCAGCAGGCCGCTGTTGGTACGACCGTAGCCCTATTGGAGCGTGGCTCAAGGGTAATGTCAGCAATCCATAAAAGACTATATGTTTCACTTAAACAAGAATTTAAATTACTGGCAAAACTATTTGCCACGTACTTACCACCCGAATATCCTTATGACGTGGTAGGTGCAGCAAGAAATGTTAAACAAACAGATTTTGATGATAAGGTAGATATTTTACCTGTGGCTGATCCAAATATATTTTCAATGTCTCAAAGAATTTCAATGGCTCAAACACAATTACAATTAGCTCAAACTAATCCACAAATGCATAATATGTACATGGCATATAGAAATATGTACACGGCGATAGGTGTAAAGGATATTGATAGAATTTTACCACCGCCTCCACCGAATCAACCTAAAGATCCGGCGATCGAGCACATTGATGCTTTGGCACAGAAACCTTTTCAGGCATTTCCTGGTCAAGATCATAGAGCTCATGTAACGGCTCACTTATTTTTTATGGCCACTAACTTTGTTAGAAATAACCCAAGTATAACAGCAGCCTTAGAGAAAAATGTATTAGAACATATTTCTCTAATGGCTCAGGAACAGGTTCAATTAGAATTTGCAGAAGAAATGCAAATGTTGCCACAGATGCAACAACAAGCAACCATGAATCCACAAATTCAACAACAATTTCAACAAATCTCTCAAAAGATAGAAGCTAGAAAAGCGGTATTGGTTGCAGATATGACTGAAGAGTTTATGAAAGAAGAAAAAACAATTACTTCTCAGTTTGATCATGATCCATTACTTAAATTGAAACAAAGAGAAGTTGATCTTAAAGCTATGGAAGAAGAGCGTAAAGTAAAAGAGGATGCGGCAAGAATTAATCTTGATAAAACTAAATTTTTAAAAGGCCAGCAAATCGCTGAAGAAAAATTAGAACAAGATGAGGAATTAGCTCATTTAAGAGCGGATACAGCAATTGAGAAATCATTGATATCTGCTGATGTTAAACTGACTTCGGATAAAATGAAGGCTAGAGATGTTAAGACCTTGAAAGGTCCTAAATCATAGTATATACAAACCTAGGAGAAAAATATGACAATAAAAAAACAAGCACCGTTAGGAAAATCGACAAAGATTGGTATTCCTTCTCAGAATCTAATAAGAGATCCGAGAGCAAAATCTAGTATCAGAGGATCTGGTCAAAGGATTCCTACTGGTGATAAAGTGACTGTTCAAGGAACAGGCAAAGCTAGAAAACAAACAGCAACTTGGTTCTAATATGTGGTTTGGAGCACTTAAGCTCGGCTTAAACGCGGCGAGTCACATTTATAAAAAACGTCAAGAGTCTAAAATGGCTATGGCGGATGCACAATATTTACATGCGCAAAAACAAGCCCGAGGTGAGGAAGCTTACCAGGGTAAACTTTTAGAAGCCCGTCAAAACGACTACAAGGACGAGTTCGTTTTAGTCATATTAAGTGCACCCATAATAGTGCTCGCGTGGGGAGTCTTCAGTGACAATCCTGCAGCGATGGAGAAAGTAAAAATCTTCTTCGAGCATTTTGCGTCACTTCCGACATGGTTTTCGACTTTATGGATACTTGTAGTTGGTAGTATTTTTGGTATAAAGGGTACACAAATTTTTAGAAATGGTAAGAAGTAAGAAAGGAGAGAAAAATGAGTATAAACGGAAAAGTTAAATGGTTTAATTCGACTAAAGGTTATGGTTTCATTGCAAGAGATGACAAAGAAAAAGATGTTTTTGTACATAATTCAGCAGCACAAGCAGCTAACATAGAATTACGTGAAGGCGATGCAATAACATTTGATGTTGAACAAGGCCAAAAAGGTCCTTCTGCAGTTAATTTACAGTCAGCATAGACGGTAAAAATAATGTGGACAATGCATGTTAAAACAAATATAAAAAAATAAGGAGAAAAATATGAGAAATGATTTCGGATCAAGACCTTATAAATCTAGATTCCCGTACAAAGCTGGAAAATCTGCTAAGAAGCAGGGATACAAAGATAGAGAAGATGAATCTCTAGGTGCGAGAACTGGAAAAGAATCCACTAAGTCACAGTCTATGAAAGATCGTAGAGATGAGTCTTATGGAAAATGGGGCGATAGACCAAACCAAAAAATTAATAAGTAGGACCAATGAGTATATTTGGAATAGCTAAAAAAGGTTTTGGAATGCTGCGCAAAAGCAGCAAAGTTTCACCAACTATTAAATCTGTTAAACCTGCAAAAAATTTAACGAAAAGACGAAAAGATCAACAAGAGCTAATTAAATCTATTGATTACCAATATAAAAAAATTGGTGTTACACCAGGTTCAGGAGCATCTAAAATTAAAAAAGATG